ATTAGATCTGAAATGATTAAGGAAACTAATGATGATGTTTATGAATTAGGAGCTGGAGATGATTCGGTTTCTGTTAAGGAAATAGCAGAAGCATTTGGTATTGTTCCAATACTGTACGGACCTGTCAGACATGGAGAACCAGTCAGAACAAAAGCTAATAAGCGATTATGGCCGAGGAAGTGGAAGGCAACTATTAATGTTCTGGATTACATAGCTACTTGGAAGGAAGAGGGCTATAAAAATGATTAACAATAAATATAAGATATATTTTAACTTCTTAATGTAGGGAACAAATGGCTAATATTCAATTAACAACACATGAACTGTGGATAGACGGTCGTGGTATGACAGTAGCAGTAAACAAGTTAGACCCTACAACCTTAAGAGTTAACTGGACTATACCGGCATCGCCACAAGCCTACAATGGTTTTGTTGTTTTATTATCAGAAGAAACATTTAGTGCTTCTAATTTTCCAGTAGATGGAACTAAATACGCAGCGTCAAATAATTGGGCGGCTCCAGCAGATACAATAGATCATTCTAAAGTTATTGCTGCTGCTTATGGATTCTTTGGTGATAATATCACTACTAATTTATCTGTTGATGTTTCGAATGTTGATCCAACAAAAGTTTACTATGCATCGATTCATGCTGCTTCAAATGTGCTTCAATACTATACTATTGGTACTCAATCATATCCTTTAGAATCTTCTAGATTTGAAAAGGGTGGCAGTTCGTATGCAGGTTCGATTCCAACATCAGTAGTAGTACCACAAAACCCCACCAATGGACAGGCATACTTCGATCCTTTAACTAACTTTGTTATGGTTTGGAATAGTAGCTTGGGAGCTTGGGTACAATCAAAACAGAAAAGCGTACCTATTGGTCAACGTGAACCTATATTAAAGAAACAACTTTTTTATAATCTAATTGATTTAGAATTAAAATTTTTCAATGCAAACGTTTGGACGACATGTACGCCGTTAAATACTCGTATTAAAATGGGTCCAGTATGGGCGCCATTTAACAGCATTACATCTGTATCAGATTATCCAGTTGCACCAATCGCTGGTGACTTTATATATTTTACTAAGAAGCAACAGCAATCTGCACCAGCCCAATTTGAATTGAATGTGTATACAATGGGTTCATGGTTTAATGTTACGCCAGATTTAATCCAAGTTGAAACTTCTGCTGGTGTATGGGAAAATATTGTTCTAGGCGATACATATTCAAGTCAATTTGATCCTTTAGTTCCATCTATAGGAGATTTTTTCTATAATTCATCTACTCAGGATTTATTAGTTTGGGATGGAAGTGTCTGGGTAAAAGCAGATACTGCAGATGAGGGTGCACCAACATCTGATAAGATTGGTATTGGTAATGACGGTTCATATGATGAACGTTTACGTCTGATGAAGATTCTTAAACATCAAATGGGATATCCACAAGTATGTGTTGAGCTTTCTGAAGAACAGTTTAATATTGCTATTGACAATTCATTAGATGAATTTAGACGTAGAGCTGATAATGCCTATTCTCATAGACATATTTCATTTACAATTGTACGTGGTCAATCAACATACTATTTAAATGATCCTAGAAATAAGACAGACAGGATAGTAGACATTTTAAAAATTCATCGTGTAAACATGCTAGGTATTAGTTCTTTGTCTTCTGAGAATGGTTTGTATGCTCAAGCATTCTTCAATCAATTATACCAGACACAAAACGTTGACCTACTTTCTATTCACTTAATGGCTCAATTATCAGAAACATTTGAAAAAATATTTGCTGGTAATTTAGTGTTCACATGGGATGAAGCTTCACGTCAATTAATGATTCTTCGTAGAATTAATACTGATGAAGAACGTGTAGTTTTAGAAGTGGTTATGGAAAGAACAGAACAAGAATTGCTGTTAGATAGATGGGCTAAACAATGGCTACAGGGTTGGGCTATGTCAGAGCTTATGGAAATGTTAGGTATGGTTCGAACTAAGTATGGTAATCTTCCTGGACCAAATGGCGGTATTACTATGAATGGTGATGTACTTCTTTCAATGGCAACAGAACAGCAAAGCGAATTGCTTAGACAAATTACAGACTACGAGGCTGGTAATGGTGGTGTGTCTTTTGGTAATACTTCAGTACTCATAGGATAGTTTACATAATGACAACTTTACCTTGTGAGAATGGTGGTGGTAGTTTAAACAACCCAAATAATCCACCAACAATACCCGGACTTGGACCATATACCCCATTTACACCATGTGTTGGTGAGTGGGAAATTTCAAGTCTAACACTAGATGAATGTGCTAATAATGATCAGAAGAGACAGGAATCCTATATAGCAGAAGTGCTAAACATTTCTGGCGCACCTATAAATGTCTTCAAACTTTTAGGTGTGCATGAACAAGGGGATGGATCATTGCTATCTTTAGGAAAATTAGTTAACTCTGTATCGTTTCCAGGATATCCAATTACAGGCGTTAACGGTGGCGTGACTCCTTGGAGAAGTTTACAGGCAGGAACATCAGTAGTTACATCACAGGCTTATATCGGTTTAGATTTTGGTATTAAACGCCTACCATCTGGTACTACAGAATACGAACCAACTAAAACAAAATGGACTAAAGTAGCTGCTATTGCTATCACTCAAGGCAATACACCTAATGAATGGGCTAGACAAGTTAAAGTTGAAGTTGCAACTGGAGATTGTGAATATGCTGCACCAATTTTCTCTGGTACTGGCAATGGAACAATAACCATAAATGGATTAGGATCAGATATAACACAAGGTTCAATTACTGTTATATCGATAACATCTTCGACGTTTAATGTATATGCAACGCTACCAGATAATTCAGTTATTGGTTTAAACACTGCTACGTTAAATGTTCCGTTCTTTAGTACGTACGCAAACTTCATTGTTAATTCTGGAACGATACCATTTGTTGGTGGTGATCAATTTACTATCCCAGTTAATTATATTTGGAAGAGAGTTGGAATATTTAATCTTATTCAATCTCCTTTACCTCAGACATTAAATTTGCAGTCTGGTATAAATGTTAAAGCAGTTAGAGTTACTCCTACTATGTTTACAGGTTCAGGCAGCTGGGAAGTATCAGCATTTGATGTCTTAGACTCTGCCCCAACAGATATTAATAATGTTCAAGACTTATTCTTTAATGAGAATAGAGATAGAGATTATTCTATTACTCCTATACCATTAAAAGTTCAGTATGCACCAGCCGATTCTATTTCAGATCTTAGCAGATTTGGCTTGAGTATATTAGATCAATATTCATTTACTATTTCTTTTGCTGCTATGGTAAATGCTTTAGGTCGACCATTAGTTACTGGTGACATTATTGAAGTAACTCCAGAGTTGCAGTATGATCAAAATTTAAAACCTGTAAGAAAGTTTGTAGAGATAACAGATACTGGCTGGGCAGCAGAAGGGTTTAGTACTTCATGGAGACCAACAGTTTATAGATTTTCTGGACAACAAGCTGTATCATCTCAGGAAACTAGAGATATTTTTGGTACAATGGATACACAGAAGTATCTTATTGCAGATTCAATTCTTGGTGATATGATTGGTGAACAGATAAATATCGCGCCTCTTACTATTACTGAAGAAATTGCAAAGGATGCAGCAAATGCTGTTCCAGAAAGAGGATCAGATGATCAACGTCATATAGTCGGCCAGCCGCTTCCACCGATAAAAGCACCAGTTAATCTTAAGGGTCAACCACAATCATCTCAACATAAAGGTAAACAAAATCTTTATATTGAAGATGGATTGCCACCTGAAGATCAACCATACGGCGAAGGATTTAAATTACCTGATCCGTCTGCTGTTGTTGATGGTGATTATTTTAGATTGTATTACCCACCTGAAACAAATATTCCTCCGAGACTATTTAGATTTTCAGCAGTTAAAAATCGTTGGTTATTCTTAGAGTCTGATAAGCGTGGTGTTTATAGTTCTCACAAGCCATCAGTTAGAAATATTTTAGAATCATCAACCAAGCAGGGCCTAGCTAAGAAAACAATATGATAAGATTTAAAACATTTTTAGAAGCTCCTAGAAAACCAAAAGCTCCAGTTGAAACTCCTTGGCCCGATGAAGATAGGATATATGCAGAATTAAGAAGACTGCAATCAACATTTGACGATAAAAAAGTTCATAGAGAGTTGCAGCTATTTGTTCCTAAACGGCGCGATCCTAATGTGCGTATAGAGCAAGATCGTGAACGCAGATACAGATCAGCCAAAAAAGAGGTCGATGATTTATACACAGTAAAAGAAGAAATGGCACCAATATTAACCGCATTTCACGACTCTCCTCCTGGTGATAATAAACCACGTAATGCATTTTGGACTTCAAGTGCATATCCAAGACGTGATGGAACATATTCAAGTGATTGGTATGAATTTGTTAAAGAAAGATATCCACACTGGCAGACAGATTATGGTTTTCTATTTGAGGTTAAACCTACAGCTATAGTATTTGATTCAGAATACTTAGACAGATATTATGAATGGGCTGAAGAGGCTGGACAATTATCAAAGAAGAATTCTGAGTGGGCGTCAACTCAATACGGGGCCTGGAAGATGCGTGGTAATTTTCCGTGGGATTCAATGGCAAAACATTTTGATGGTGTACACCATGGCGGATATAGTTCTCGCGGTCACGATGATTTTACTGACGGCTGGGATATTGAATCAACCGCTTGGTTTAAAACAGATAATTTAATTTATAAAGGTGCTGTCAAATTATATGATGGTGGCAGTAGATTTGATAATGAGGATGAAGATTAATGATAACAGAACATTTTTATGAAGGACAATTAAGAAGTTACTTACTTCAATTTTGTTCAATATTTACTGGACTCAGTGTACAGACAGGTAAGGGTGAGTGCAATGAGAAGGAATTCATTACTGTTCCTATTTCGGTTGGCAGTAAAGATAGAGTTGTTGCTGCTATCAATGCTGGTAATACTCAGAATAAACCATTTTCTTTACCAGCTATGGCTGCATCGATAATGAATGTTTCTTTATCACCAAACCGTAAGGGTGTCGGTGTTGTAGATAGAAGAGTATTTTTACCGATGGGTGGAGTATATCCTGATGATCTCACCACATTAGTAAGGGTGATGCCAATACCGTATATTATGACTACCGAGCTGTCAATGTATGCATCTAATACGAATCAGCTTCATCAAATGCTAGAACAGATTTTAATACTGTTTGATCCAGTATTAGAAATTCAGACATCTGATTCAGCATTTGATTGGACTAAGATTACTAAGGTAGAACTTGTTGGCATTAATAATGAAGAGAATATGCCACCAGGTGGAGATTCTAGAATCATTATGTGGTCAATGAATTTTGATATACCGATTTATATCTCTGCTCCAGTCGATGTTAGAGATGAAGTAGTTAGAAAAATTACTATTAAGATCGGTGATTTGGATAAGATGCTTATTAATGAGTACGATAGTAACGGTGAACTAGTTCCATTTGAGGTCGGTTATCAGTATGCTCAAATAGAAATAGATTCACGAGGACCATAATATAAGAAATCTGCCCAGTTTTTTAGGCAGTTTCATAAATACTAGGTTGAAAGCGCTAGCGTGAAAAATTAGAACTAGCAAAATTTAAATAGTTATCAAGGAGATAATATGAGCACATTGGTTAGTCCCGGAGTTTCAGTCACAATTATTGACGAATCTTTTTATATTCCGGCATCTGCGCCGACAGTTCCTCTTTTCTTTGTTGCAACAAGAAAACAAAAATTACAGCCTAATGGCGTAACAGTTGCAGCAGGAACAGCAGAGCACTCGGTAGTACGAACAGTAACGTCATTGGGACAGAGCGTTCAGCTATATGGTATTCCATATTTCTGGAAAGATGTATCTGGCAATGAGTTCCATGGCGATGCACGTAATGAATACGGTCTTTTTGCATTGAATCAATTCTTAGGAATAGGTTCAAGAGCATTCGTTGTTAGAGCAAATATTGATCTTACTGACGCGTCAGAATCTTTTGTTGGTATCGGTACTCCAGTATCAACTACTCCAACAAGAGTCAGTGTTGGCAATGGTACAATTTCTGGTATTACTGCTACTTCAGCTTTCGTTAAGCCTGAACTTATCGATGTAGTATTAACATCATCAACTGAATTTACAGTTATCGGTTCTGATTCTGGTATTATTGGTAATGGTTTCGTTGGTACTCCATTCACTTCTACAAAATTGAATCTTACAGTTACTGCCGGTTTAGTTCCTTTCTCAGCAGATGATTACTTCCAGTTTGATCTCGTTTACGCTCCTACATCATATGTTGGTGTTGGTAATGGTACAATGACAAATCTTGCAACTGATATCAATGCTCTTGACGAAGTTTGGACAGCAACATTTACATCAGCTACAGCATTTACTGTAACTGGCTCTGTATCTGGTCCTACTGCTTCCGGTGTTGTCGGTGTTGCATACGATAACAACTACGTTAATTTTAAAATAAATGTTGGTTCAACTGCATTCGTAGCTGGTGATGAATTCACTATGAGTCTGGCAACAATCAATTTGTTTAATCCACTTGGTGCAAATGATGCAGCTAAACGTGTAGCCATTGTTACAGCTCTTCAAGCAGAAATTAACAGCAATACTGAAGTACGTTCTGAAGTTTATGAATACAATTTGATCGTTGCTCCGGGTTACTCTGAAGTTATCGACGAATTGGTTGCTCTTTCAGCAAGCATCAGCGATGAAGCTTTCGTAGTAGCAGATGTTCCAGTTAACAAAACTCCTGAACAAGCAGCAGTATGGGCGAATACATCTGAGCGTTTCAGCTCTCAGAATATTGCTTACTACTACCCTTGGGGTCTTGCTTCTAACTTAGATGGACGTGATGTAGTTTGTGCACCATCTGGTATCGCTCTTCGTACATACGCATACAGTGATAATCAATCCTATGTTTGGTTTGCTCCAGCAGGTGTTAGACGTGGTAGCGTTACTGGTGTTTCTAAGGTAGGTTATGTATCAGGAACATTTGGTACTCCAACTACATTTGTTGAAACAAACCTTAACCAAGGCCAACGTGATAACCTTTATGAGTTCTTCAAGAACATTAATCCTATTGTATTCTTCCCAGGACGCGGTATGATTATTTGGGGTCAGAAGACTTCATACAGTGCGGCTTCAGCTCTTGATCGTGTTAACGTAGTTCGCTTACTTATGTACATTAAGCGTGCACTTCGTAAGGGTTCTTTCCCATTCGTTTTCGAACCTAATGATAAAGTAACTCGCGACAACTTGAAAGCCGCAGCAGACGGATTCTTGAATGACGTTATGGCTAAACGTGGATTATATGACTTTGTTACTTTATGTGATGAATCAAACAACACCCCAGATCGCATTGATAGAAATGAGATGTACATGGATATTGCGCTGAAGCCAGTAAAGGCAGCGGAATTTATTTACATCCCAATTAGAGTTCTTTCAACTGGTGCACAATTGCCAGGTTAATAAATTTGTGATAAGGACAGGTTTTAAACCTGTCCTTATTTTTAAGTAAAAATCTATAATTAAGTATATCTTAGCCATTACATCAAACAATATGCTTACTTGTCAAATTTGCGGATATAGTCATCCAACTATGATAGCCCCTACTCATATTAAAAAGCATGGGATTTCTACAGCGCAATACAAATTAGATTATCCAAATGCAGTGATGCGCATTCAGACAGAGCAGTCTAAAGATAAAATGTCTAAATCGAAAACTGGTTTGCCTGGTAAAAACAAAGGAGTTATCAGGAGTGAAGCATATAAAGAAAAGATGTCAAAATCTATTAAATCTAAGTACGATAGTGGAGAAACAATTCA